GGGCCTCCTGCCAGATCTCCTGCCAGTCCCAGGAGAAGGCGAAGCCCTTGGCCTTGAAGTACTCGATGGCCTTTTCCGGCTTGAGGCCGATGGCATATGCGAGATCGATGTCGCTCACTGGCCGCTTGCCTCGCTGATCCTGCCCCATACCTCGCTCACAAAGATCACCCGGGCCAGCAGATCCTGGAGGGCGTCGGTGTTCATCTGCGGGTACAGCCGCACCAGCTCACCCATGGCCTCCGTCAGGTCGCCGGACTCGCGGACGAATCTGAACACCGGCGCCAGCACCCCCTCCATGATCCGCTGCAGGGCCTCGGGGGTGATGGACTTCTCCAGGGCCAAGAGGGCGGCCTCGGGGTCGTCGCCTTCGGCAAAGGCGGGGCCGGGTACCGGGGTCTGGGGACCAGGAACAGCGGACGGCGCCGGATTCTCCTGCTTCTCTTCGATGTCCTCGGGGTCCAGGCCGTAGGTCTTCTGGTAGTAGACGCTGGACAGCTTCAGGCCGCTGCGCTCCATGGCGGTGGAGAGCTTGTCGTCACGCTCCGATTGTGAGGTGTCGATCTCCTCCCGCTCCTTGAGGCTGATCCGGGGCGAATCGGCACTGCCGCCCCAGTTGATCTCGCAGGTCCAGTCGATGACCTGCTGCAGGGTCTGGGCGATGAGATTGGCGTCGTCATCGCGCAGATCGTCGCGCACGTCGACGGCGGCCCTCTCTCCCCCCAGCTTGCCGGGGGTGGACTCGCCGGCGCCGGCATGGCCGAGCCAGACGGTGGAGATGGCGCTGTTGGCGGCAGTGATGATGTCGTTGAACAACGACGAGGTGGAGGCTTTATCCCCCGCCTCCAGGAACTCGGCGCTGCCGTCGTCGGGGATGACGGCCACGCCGTCCTGAATCATCTGCTCCAGGGTGTTCAGGAGATCGGTGCGCTGCTCGGGGGTGGCGGAGCGGGGCAGCTTGCCCACGGGCCATACGGCGCCGTATTTCTCGGCGAACTTCACCCAGAACTTCCAGCCGCCGCGCTTGAAGGTGACGGGCCAGAAGCATCGGGACAACAGCCCCAGGCCGTAGGGGTTGACGTAGTCGGCCTCGTTGGTGGGGCAGAGAAACTTGCGCGGCGGCAGCTGTTCCATGGCGGAGAGCATCTGGTCCGTGGACCAGAAACAGAGGCGGTTCTCCTGGTCGAACATGAACCAGCGCTGCGGTTTCAGCACCAGGTCGACGGGGACCGTCAGACCGTCGCGCACCCCCCAGAGGACCTCGATGGGGGCGTAGCCGAAGGCGCGGCACTTGAGCACCTGCTCGATGACGGTGTTCATCTTGAACTTGCCGAATACATCCTGGATGGCCTTGTGTTGACGAGTGGCGGCCTTCCCCTTGTCGATGTCCCAGACCAGCGCCTTGCTGGCGGCGGTGCGGTTGATGATGCCGCCGGCCACCCGATCGTCGATCAAGAGATCCTGGTACACGGTGATGTCCCGCCCCTGGGCCTTGAGCACCGGGTCGGGGTTGGGGAGGTAGAAGTTGCCGATGCCGTAGAAATCGACGGACCGGGAACGGACGGCGATCTCCTTGGTCAGGGACATGGACGCCTTGTCGGCGAAGCCGATGAACTCCGTGGGGGATACCCAGATACCGTTGGCTTTACGCTGCATTGAAGTACCCCTTGAATAGGTCTTTATTACGGCCTAGAGACGGCTTTGAGGCGGCCCAGACCGGGCCGGCGTCGTTTCGGCTGCGGTAGTCCGCCAGCAATCCGGCAATAGCGCTGTCGCCGTGACGCTCCCCCGCCTTGTCGGTCTTCCCCTCGGGCACGCGGGGGACCCCGCGCACCAGCCGGACGGCCCGGTGATCCTCCAGGACGTCGTCGTGGCGGATGATGGTCAGGTAGCGGTCCTCGAACGCCGCTTTGTACTTGGGGAACTCATCCCGGTAGAACGCCTCGGTGAACTGGATGGAGTCGACCAGGAACTGCCCCCAGGCATCGGTTGCCTCTTCGGCAACGAAACCGCCGTTGCCGCCGGCATCGATGGCGCAGCCGGCGAAGCGTGGGAGGCCGTTGCCGACGGCGAGCATGACCTGGGCCTGCTGGCGGTAGGGGACGTTGCGCAGTTCGACCAGAAACGGCCAGCGCTTGCGCAGGTTCGTCTCGATCTCCAGGGGGACGATGCAGGTCATGTCCCCCTTGCGGGCGAAGTCCATGCCGAAGACGTGGCGGCGCTCCTTGTTCAACCGGCCGAGCTCCGGCGTCAAAACATCCTTGATCCAGTCGTCGATCTCGGCGCGGCGGACTGCCTCGGGCGCCAGGTTGAAGGAGCGGCTGCCGCTGAAGCGGAGCAACGGGCCGTCGGCCATACAGACCGCCACCAGCTCCCGCGGTAGGTAGGCGCCGCCGCCGAAGGCCGGGATGCAGAACAGCTCCTCGTCTTCGTTCGGGCGGTAGCGTTTGATCAGGGAGGCGCGCCATTCGGCCTCCAGTTCGGGGCTCCATTCCCGGCCGGACACCTCGCAGATCCGGCGGTAGAGTCCGTCTGCCAGAGCATCGTCCAGCGTTACCCGGTGAACGGAGTAATCGTTCTTGCCGGCGCGAGCATCCTGGATGACGCTATTGAACTCGTTGTCATCACCGTTGTGGGTGCTGATGTAACGGACCGAGCCGCCCCACATGGTAATGGCCAGGGCGGCCTTGTTCAGCTCGGCCAGGTCATCGACGAAAGCGGCCTCGTCTACGACCAGCCGCTCCCTGGGGCGACCCTTGCTACGCAGGTTGCGCGGGTTGGAGCTGAAGGTCTGGATGAAGTTGCCGCTATTGAAGGGGATGTTGTAGACGTGGATGTCCCGACCGTCCTCGCGGGTGAGAACCTGCTCGCCGATCTGGCCGGCGGCGGCGTGGAACGCCTTGGCCCAGGTGGCGCAGTCGCGGATGAAGCCAGAGGTCATCTCCTTGTCGTAGGAGATGTAGTAGACGTTGGCGCCGCGATCGGCGTCGGCAGCATGGAGGACCGCATCGGCAGCCTCCGCGTAGGAGAGGCCGATACGCCGGCTCTTTTCGATGATCTTGACCGGGGACTTGTCGGCGATCCAGCGTTGCTGGTATGGGAGCAGGATCGCACTGCTCATACGCTCAGCTCCTGCATGATGGCGGCTCGCAGCGCATCGATGGTGGTAGCGCTGGCGCCCTGCCGTTTCGCCTCTGCCTCTACGGCCTTGACTGCGTCCTCCCGAGTCTGTTTCCGGATCTCGCCCTCCCTCTTCACGTTGAGGGTGGCCGATGCCTCCAGGCGCTGCACGGCCAGGGCCAGGGCCTTGAGCTGGTCGATGGTGGCGGCCAGAGTCTCGGGGTCCTTGAGATCGGCGTCCTGGATCTTGAGGCTCACGTCGAAGGCCAGGGTCCGGAGGATCTCGTTGATGAGAAGGCCCATCTGTCCCTGGGGGGCGGCGCCGACCTTGGCGATGTACATCTGGGCAACGTCCCGGGATTGGCGCAGCTTCTCCCCCACCTCGGCCATGCGGACGGCGTAGCGGTTGACGGCGCTCTTGCTGACCCGGTCCTCGTGCCCCTCGTCCTCCAGGATGGCGTTGATGCGGGCCGTAGCCTCCAGCTGCGTGACGCGGGGGTCCTGGAGCAGCTGCTGCAGTTGGGACTTGATGTCCTCGGGGAGACGGTCGATGGTGGAGGGCAGGGCCATGGTCAGCTCCTCGGGTTGGGGCGCTTGACGCCGGGGACGCTGGCGCGGCCGGTGGCCACGTCGGCGCCGCGCTGGGTGACGGTGGCCACGTAGATCCCGGCCACATCCTCCAGGTCAACCAGCCCCTGTTCCCGCAGCCATGCCAGCTGGGTGCGTACCTGGTCGCGGCTCACCTTGTGACCGAACTTCTCCAGGATGGCATGGAGGATGGACTCGTTGTGGCTGTAGCCCAGGTCCTGCTCCAGGGAGCGGAGGATCACCAGACGGATGTCGGAATTGAGGATCTCGGAGAAGCTCACTTCTTGCCCCCTTGCTCGATGAGAAATTCGTTGATGAGGTCCACGGCCCGGTTGACGCCGGACATGCGGCCGTCCAGGTTGCCCATCTGCCGGTTGAGGTCGCGCATGGTGTCGGTAAGCTCCTTGATCTCGCTTCGAGAGGGGAGCTTGCTCACCTCGACGTGCAGGGCGTTGTATGCCTGCTCCAGGGTCTTGGTCTCCCGCTGGTGAGTGGTGCATTTGCCGTCGCGGGCATCCACGGCCCGCTGCAGGTCTTCCCTTGTCACCCGCTTGCCCACTTCCTTCTCCAGTTGCTCGAACCTCTTGCCGGTCACCTTCTCGCGGTTGGTCCACCAGACGTAGAGGCCGATGCAGGCGTTGACGAGGATGAGGACGATGTCGAGGATCAGCTTCCACTTGGCATAATCCACCGGCTACCCCCCTGCTTTGAGTTTGAGAACGGCGGCCTCGATGGCGGCGTTGATCATGCTGCTGGTGACGTCGGTGCCGACGGCGATCCCGGCGGTGAGCAGCTGGCGCTCGATGTCGGTGTAGGCTCCGGCACGCTTCTCGTAGCCAGCGACGGCGCGGCCGGCCTGGTCGGCGACGGCGGCGGTGGCGGCCTGTGCCAGGATGGGGCCGACCTGGGTCAGGAAGATGGCGATCAAGGGCCTCAGGAAATGCCAGGCCGACGAGGTTATGAATTTGAGTTTTTCGAGCATAGCCACCTCCAGATGGCGGTCAGGTTGATGGTGAGGTTAATGGTCCGGACCGTCCTCTCCCTCAGCGGCGGGGATGGGAGGTCTGACGGGGGCGGCTGGCGTTTGAGCCAGTACGGCAGTTTGCTTTTCAATTTTCCCTCCCAGGCCGAGGGCAACGAATCCGCCGGTGATGCTGCCGATGCTGGTGTCCAGGTCAACCTGTGGCATGCCCTGGTCAGGGAAGATCAGGCCGA